AAATTATGAAACTTGGAGAGTTAGTTTAGAAATGTTCGAAGGTATTACTTTTGAAAAAAAGGTAGAAATAGATGAACTTAAAGAAATGGCTGAAGAAACCATTAAATTACAAGGCGCTGGATTAGCACTTGATTATGCATTAGCTTTTTTAGATAGCGTAAATTGGTACGAGATAGCAGATAACATTAACGAAATATTTGAATTAGTAGATTAATTATGAAACTAGCAGAAGATTGGTCAAAACTCGGTTTAAACACAATAACCGGATTTAATAAAATAGAATTAAAATCAAGAAGAAAAGGAAACGCTGAAGCAATCAAATATTACGATACTTTCCCAACATTAGAAATTAAAATTTAAGAAATAATGAGTTACGATTTATTAAGTTATAAAGAAGCAAGAATAGAAGCATTGTTAAAAGAAATTAACAGGCTTGAATTAGAAAATGAAAAATTAACCACTTATGTATTTGAGTTGTGCGACAATGATTGTCCAGACGATTACAAAAAAATAGTAAAAGTAGATGTACTCAAGGGATAGTTATATAAAAATGTTTATGGAATTGGATGAAATGCTAATGGCAGGTTTAAAAAAATCTCCAGAAAATAAAAATTTGCAAAGAATTGTTCAGTTTCATAATAGAATGTTTATATTTACAAACCAATTATTTAACAAAGAAGACGTTGTTCATATAGAAAACAGAGAATTGTATAAAAAATTACATAGTACACAAATAGAATTAGAAACTTTAAAATTACATTATGACAGAAAAATTAGCGAAAATTCAAAACGAATTAAAAGCACCGAAAAATCAATTTAATGCCTTTGGGAAGTACAAATATCGAAACCAAGAAGACATTTTAGAAGCCGTTAAACCACTTTTATACAAACACGGTTTAACATTAACAATTACTGATGAAATACACCAAGTTGGAGATTTAATATATGTACAAGCTGAAGCTGTTATTAGCGATGGTGAAAATTTTATTTCAACAACTGCTCAAGCTGGAATTGATCCAAACAGAAAAGGAATGGATATAGCCCAGTCTTTTGGTTCTAGTTCTTCTTATGCGAGGAAGTACGCATTGAATGGATTGTTTCTAATAGACGACACCAAAGATGCTGATTCTACTAACACGCATGACAAAACACCAGAAACGGACGATAAACCGTGGTTAAACAAATCTACGCCTCAATACAAAAAAGTTGAAGAATTTATAAAAGGCGGTGGAGACATTAATCAAGTATTATCTAAATACAAAATGAAAAAAGAAATTAAAGACGAATTAATTAATTTAAATTAAAACCAAGTATATTATGAGTGCATTAATCAATCTATCAATCGATGTGGCAAGTTTGCCAAAAGAAAAATTTGTTACAGGAAAAAATGGTAAAATTTATTACAATTTCACTGTAGCTGTAAATGACGAGACGCGTTATAATAATAATGTTTCAGCATTTGATGCTCAAACAAAAGAAGAACGCGAAGCGAAAAAACCTAAGTCTTATTTTGGTAATGGCAAAGTAGTTTGGACAGATGGAAACATTGTTAAAGCTGAATGGGAAGACGAAACAAGCGCTCCCGCAGCCGTAACACAAGAAGAAACAGTTGATTTACCATTTTAAATTTATGGGGGTGTAACAGCCCCCTTTTTATTTTATGACAGACGGAGAGAAAGAAATTAAAAGAATGCATATGCAATTACTCGAAGATGATTGTGTAATAGATGCGTCACAAGATTTAGAATACCCACCTTTGGCTTTGTCATTTGGTGAGCAAACAATTCAAACAAAAAACGGAAGCAAAACTTATTCGGTGCCAATTGGAACTTACGGAAATTTCAGTTTCGTGCAAGCTCCCCCAAAAAGCAAAAAAACTTTTTTCATTTCATTGCTTAGCGCAGTTTATTTAAAAGGAAAATTACCAGGTTTTGGCGGTGATTTACAAGGACATAGAAACGAAAAATGTTTAGTTCATTTCGATACAGAACAGGGGAAATTCCATGCACAGAAGGTATTTAAACGAGTTTTAGACATGACGGGTTTATCTAAAGAATGTTATCACACCTTTGGTTTAAGAGCATTGAGTTACAAAGACCGTATTGATTTTATAGAATATTACCTTTACGATAAAATGGAAGGTAAAAATATAGGAATGGTCGTTATAGACGGCATGGCGGATTTGGTCTCGGATGTCAATAATATAGAAGAGTCAAATCGTGCAACGCAGAAAATAATGGAATGGTCAGCAAAATTAAATTGCCATATTATTACAGTTATACACAGCAACTTTGGTTCAGATAAACCAACTGGCCACTTAGGATCGTTTTTAGAAAAGAAAGCGGAGACTCAAATACAATTAGAACTTAATACTGTGAATCGCGATTTAGTGACGGTTAGTTGTAAACGAAGCAGAGGCTTTAGTTTTGATAATTTTAGTTTCAAAGTGAATCAATTAGGCTTTCCAGTTGTTGAAGGTGCGGCTTACGACCCATTAAAAGATTTTGTTAAATTTTAAATATTTCATATATGCAATTTATTTATGTACTTTTTGTATTATTTTTATTAATAAGTCCATTTGCTATTAATAAACAAGCTACATTTATCGTTTCTTTAGTTAAAGGTGTGATGGTAGGAGCTTTATATAACAAAGACGAATGGGAAGATGAACAAATAACAGAACACACAATACAATTTTGTTTTGTTTTTATCACTATAACTATAATATGGGAAACACCTTTAAGGTAAAAGACACTGAATTTTTAAATCACGTTGTAAAATATCACAATGAATGGGTTAAAACTTGCAAAGCATTAGGTGGTGGCAGTTATTCAGAAGACATCGTTCAAGAAATGTACATAAAGTTGTATAAATACGCGAGCGCTGAAAAAATAATAAAAGAAGGTGTTTTACAGAAAGGATATGTATTTTTTGTATTAAAAAGCATTTTGTATACTTTAAAAAACGAGCAAAGTCTTGTTTACAAAGAACAAATAAATGAAGATTTACTTCAAGACGATAGCGATTTAGAAGAGCATCAAGCGTATAATAAATTTTGTAATTTAATAGATGATTATTTATTAAAGCAAAACAACGGAAATAATTGGTATGAGGCTAAAATGTTTCAAGTTTATAAAGAAACAAATTTGAGCATGAGGAAAATGGCTAAACTTTCTAATATTAGTTGGGTTAGTATATTTCACACTTTAAAAAGTGTTAAACAGGATTTAAGAAACAATTTTCAAGAAGATTGGGAGGATTATTTAAACGGAGATTATGATAAAATTAGGTGATTTAGTAGAAAGAATTACATATTACACAGGTATTAAATGGGTAGTTAAAACATTTAGTAGATTATTTGGTATTGATTGCGGCTGTGATGAACGCCAAAACGAATGGAATAATATTAAAATAATGAATCGAAATGGAAGAATTAGATAAAAAAGATTGGGAAGCGTTTCAAGCAAATCCAAGCGATCGACTAAACGTGAACGAAGTTAAATTAATTAGCGAAATACACGCAAAATATTTTAAACATAGTTATCATGTTCCTTGTAGTTGCAATCCAAAAACTATAATAAGGTGGATAGATGATATAAACAAAATTTACGAAAATGAATAGCACGCAATTGAGTTACTTAAAAACAGTATTATTAAGCCAATTATTATTGGAATCAAACGACCAATTAAAAATGACCAAACAATACAAATTGAATGTTAAAAATCAAATAAACAAATTGAACGTAATGTTGGAAGACGTTGTTCGAGAAGAATTTAATACCGTTTACGACACAGATCCTCAGATGGTCACTAACATATTAAACAAAATTGAAAGTTTAGTTGATAAAATAAAAAACAGTTCTATTGATGAACTTGTAATGCTTGATGCTGTGATAGATAAATATAAAGAAAACAAAGTTTGGTTTCAACAATACGCAAACGCTGATTTTTTAAAAATAGATTAAATAAAACAAAACAAAATGAGAGGTAACGCAATACATTACGAAGCTACAGGAGATTATGACATTATAGATGTGTGTAATCATTACGCTTTAAATTTTAACAGGGGTAATGTAGTTAAATACATAGCTAGAGCAGGAAAAAAAGACGATGAATTGCAAGATTTGTTAAAAGCTAAAGACTACATAGAAAGAGAAATTCAATTTATTCGCGATTTGATTAAAAAAAATAACGAAGAAAACGGTTATACATAACACACACAATCAATTAGTTAATTAATAAAAGGGGCGTTTTGCCTCTTTTTTTATATTTATATTTGTCAGTTGTTAAAATAATGTTTACATTTACGATAGTTAAAACAAGCACATTATGACAAAAGAAGAAATTATTTTAAAATTAGAAAATCAGGTATTCATCGCTAAATTGTATGAGCGTGATTATTCAGTTAAAGATCTACAGGAAGTATTAACTTATTTAAAACAACAGAAATGAAAGATTATTACATTAAGTATTTAGATTTAGAATTTACAGTAAGAGGTAATTACGAAGAAGAAGAGCCACATATGTACGAGTTCAGTGGAAGCGCTGAATCATTTGAAATATATGAAATACTTTTAGATGATAAAGATATTACAGATATAGTTGATGACTATGTAATAAAAGAATTAGAAGACAGGGTAATTAATGAATATTACAGATAATGGTACTACTAGTAGATGCTGATAGTTTGATATTTTCGAGCTGTTATAAAAAAAGAGAATCACCAGAAGATAGTCCGTATTACGACAATTTAAAAGACGTTACCGGTAAATTTGATGAGGTTTTTATGAAAATCATAAATGATTTAGAAGAATCATATCAAATAGATGAAGTAAAGGTATTTAGCGGTTCATTAGGCAACTTTCGCAAATTAATAACACCAAAATACAAAGCGAACAGAACTCACACACCAAAACCACCCCTATTAAATAAAATGCATGATTGGGTAAAAGAAAATTATGATTCAATTTGGGGTTATGGCGTAGAAACAGACGATGTAGTAGCTAAATATTGGCATGAATTATCACAATCAATTGGTCGAGATAACGTTATGATTGTTTCTATAGATAAAGATTACAAACAATTTCCTTGTTTGATGTACAATTACCATATTAAGCATAAATGCGTTTATGACATTACAGAAGAAGAAGCGATATATAATTTTTATGAGCAAATGATAATTGGCGATACTGCAGACAATGTAAATTATTGCAAAGGTTTTGGGAAAAAATACGCAGAAAAGTATTTAGCAGATTGCAAAACCAATTACCAATACACAAAAAAAATATACAACCTGTTTAAACAATTGCATAAAGGTAAAGCCAAACAAAGATATATTGAGTGCTATAACCTTTTAAAATTAAGAACACAATGAAAATAAATTTAAATCATACAGTTGAACAAGACAAGTATACAGATTATTTATCTTATGCTTACGACCTTCAAGATACATCACAATCTAATGTAATTATTGAAGCTAAATTAGAAGGCTTGCCAAGTAAATTTAATATTGGAGTTGTGTACGGAGGTTCTGGTACTGGTAAAACAACTATATTAAAAAATTATTTTAAAGTAGGTATTGCAGAATCACAATTTGACTCTAATAAATCATTGATTTCTAATTTTGATTGGTTAGAGCCAGCCGAAGCAGCACGTTTATTGTCTTCGATGGGATTGGCTTCTGTTCCAACTTGGTTAAGACCATTTCACACATTATCAAACGGAGAACAATATCGAGCTCAATTGGCTTATGTGATAGGTAAAGCCCAACCAGGTGAAGTTATTTTAATTGATGAGTTTACAAGCGTTGTAGATCGAAATGTTGCTAAGGCTATGAGTAATGCAATGCAAAAATATTTGAAAAAGCATGACAAAACAGTTGTATTGGCTTCTTGTCATTACGACATAATAGAATGGTTACAACCAGATTGGATTTATTCACCACAAAACGGGCGTCTTGAGATAGCGCCATCACGAAGGCGGGAAACAATTGAACTTGAGATCTTTCGTGCAAGATATGAAGCT